TATCCGCCGCCCACACTTGGATTTTGGGAATACTCAGCCGATGATTTTGCCAAAATTACTGATCGCGATGCGTGGTATCAGGCTAACCCGGCACTTGGCTATTTGATTGACGAAGGCACAATTGAGGAAGCAATCGCAACATCCAGCGTTGAAGCCAGCCGAACGGAAACATTATGTCAATGGGTTTCTGCCTTAAAGTCGCCCTGGCCTTATCGTGCCTTTGAAGATTTGACGCTTCAGGATCTAAAAATTGAACCCGGACGTGGCACAATCTTTGGCATGGATATATCCGTCAATAAAAAAATGGCCAGTCTTGTGGCAGGTCAAATACAAGATGATGGAAAGTTAGCAGTCGGCGTTATTGCTCAATTTGAAAGCCAAGTTGCTATTGATGAATTAAAAATGGCAATTGAAGTTAATGAATGGGCTATGAAATACAAGCCACGCCTAATTTGCTTCGATAAATACAGCTCGATGAGCGTTGCTGAACGGCTAAGTCAATCTGGACATAAGATCCAAGATATGTCGGGAACTGTATTTTACCAAGCCTGCTCAGACCTATATGATGCCATTGTGAACGCGCGTATCGTTCACATCGGACAGGCGAGTCTGGTGGACTCCATGAATAACTGTGCGGCGAAAGAAACAGATGCAGGTTGGCGTATTGTGAGAAGGAAGTCAGCCGGTGACGTTTCTGCGGCAATCAGTTTGGCAATGGTCGTCCACCAGCTACTCAAACCACAAAGTAAACCGCAAATCATTGTCTAATATGTCGGCTATGTCCGATTTATGTGGTATCCTTAAACGATGGGTCTTTTAGATCGTTTTCGTCCTGCGAAAATAGAAGCGCAAGCTGCGCCGCAGCTTATGACCGATTCATTCGGTTTTTACATGCCTACCGTGTTAACTCCGGTTGGTCGCGATGAAGCTGTAACAGTTCCAGCCGTTGCTCGATGCCGTAATTTGATTGCTTGCACAATTGGCGGTTTGCCATTGCACCTTTACAAAAAATCTACCGGCGAAGAATTGGGATCTCCAATTTGGCTGGATCAACCAAGCGCACATCAACCACGCAGCGTTACGATTGCGTGGACTGTTGACTCATTATTGTTTTATGGCGTTGCATATTGGCGCGTCACCGAAGTTTATTTTGATGATGGCCGTCCAGCGCGTTTTGAATGGATTGCACCAAGCCGTGTGACGTTTACAACACAGCCGAATAGCAATTACATCATCGAATATATGATTGATGGCGAACGTGCACCAATGTCGGGTCTTGGATCATTAATCACATTCCAATCACAAGATGATGGAGTTTTGCAACGTGGCGCACGTGTATTACGCAGCGCAATCGATTTAGAAAAGGCTATGCGTGTCGCTACGTCAACTCCAATGCCTTCCGGTGTCATTAAAAATACTGGCGCGGATTTACCACCTGCCGAAGTGCAAGGAATTTTAGCTGCATGGAAATCTGCACGTGAACAACGTTCCACCGCATATTTAACATCCACTCTTGATTACCAGCCAACATCATTCTCACCTAAAGACATGATGTTTGTTGATGCAGTCCAAGCGACTTGCACGCAAATTGCGCGAATGATGAACGTTCCGGCTTATTACATCAGCGCAGATCAAAACAATTCCATGACATATTCAAACGTCCAAGATGAACGCAAACAATTCTTGGCTTTATCTCTCGCACCGTACATCAACGCAATACAAGACCGTTTGTCAATGGATGATGTCACGGCGCGAGGCAACATTGTTAAGTTTGACGTAGACAGCGCGTTCTTGCGAGTAGATCCAATGGAACGCCTTAACGTCATTGAAAAAATGCTATCTCTCGGCTTGATTACAATCGATCAAGCAATGGAAATGGAAGATCTAACACCAAATGGAAACACCGATGTTACTTCAGTTCAGTAGCCCAATAGAAAGCTCGGACAGCGAGCGGCGCATCATCGCAGGCAAAATCGTGCCATTCGGTGAAGTGGGTAATACCAGCGCAGGCGCAGTTGTATTTGCCAAAGATTCGATTAGCATCGAAACACCGGGCAAAATCAAAATGTTATTCCAACACAAAAATGACAAGCCAATTGGCCGTATGCAAAAGTTCCAAGTTACCGAAGATGGAATCTATGCACAATTTAAGATGAGTTCTAGCCAACAAGGATCCGATGCGTTGATTCTCGCAAGCGAAGGTCTAGTTGACGGATTGTCAGTCGGCGTTGAAGTTATTTCATCAAAGCGCAAGAAAAATCACATCGAAGTCACGGCTGCCGTTCTCAAAGAGGTCAGCCTTGTCGAATCACCTGCGTTCACAAATGCAAACGTTACTAAAGTTGCCGCAAGCGAAAGCGAAGCGGAAGAAACAAACCAACCAATTACGGAAAGTGAGGCTATCGTGGAGAACACTCCAGAGCCAACAGTTACACCGGTAGAGGTTGCTCCAGTAGAAGCCGCACGTCCAACGATTAGTGCATCTTTTTACACAGAGCCACGTTCACCAATCAAAACCAAAGCTCAATATCTTGAGCATTCAATCAAGGCAAAACTCGGCAATACTGATTCAGCAGAATGGGTAATGCATGCTGACGCACAAGCTGCAAAGGCACTCACAGCAGCCGATGATTCATTCACAACCAACCCAGCGTTCTCACCAGTTCAGTATGTCAGCACAGTTGTTGACACACTTATTGGTGCACGTCCAGCAATCGATGCAATCGGGTCACGCGCAATTCCTGCCGCAGGCATGACCGTGAGCGTTCCAAAGATCACTACATCTGGAACTGTTGCAGAAACCGCCGAAGGTGGCGCACCATCTGAAACCGGCATCGTCAGCTCTTATGTCAATTTGACTGTCAAAAAGTATTCTGGATTGCAGCGTTACTCGGTAGAATTGCTAGAGCGCAGCGATCCTTCATTCTTCCAAGCAATGCTTGATAACATGCAGCGCGCATACAACAAGGCAACCGATGCGGCAGTTATCGCAGCGCTCACAGCAGGCGGAACACAAGCAACAGCAGTTGCAGCAACATCCGCAGGCATCATCTCCTACGTTTCAACCGAAACACCAGCCGCATACGCTGCAACCGGTGAACTTGCAACTCGTTACATTGCCGGTACTTCTCAATGGGGTCTACTCATGGGAGCAACCGACACAACAGGTCGCCCAATCTATTCAGCAGCACAGCCTTATAATGCAGGCGGATCTGCAACACCATCTTCACTTCGTGGAAACGTTTTGGGTCTTGATCTTTATGTTGATCCAAACGCTGTTGCAACAACAATCGATGAATCTGCGTTTATCGTAGTTCCATCATCCGTTGCAATTTACGAATCACCAGTTCTACGTCTAAGCACCAACGTTCCAGTTTCCGGCGAAATCGAAACATCACTCTATGGCTATTTGGCTTGTGGCGTTCTCGTTGCCGGCGGCGTTCGTCGCTTTAACCTAACCTGATAGGTAAGTAGTTAATGTTGATCCCGGCGCACAGCCCTTGCGCCGGGATTAACCCACAGAAAGGATAGAGATGGCAGCCACATATGTTACCGAAGCTGAATTGCGCTCCGCGCTCGGTATCGGCAATCTTTATTCGTCAGCAGTTGTTGAAGAAGTTTGTCAAGCAGCAGAAAACATTGTTAAATCAAAACTTTGGTTCAATGATTATGCAATCGTGGCGCATGAGTCAACCACAAGCGTTGCAACAATTTACACAAGTGTTCCACATGATTTTATTGTCGGCCAAACCGTTACCGTTGAAAACGCAGGCGCGAAATATAATGGATCAAAAACCGTCACGGCAATCGGCACTTTTTTTATTAAATACACAATCAATAACGCGACCGCCGAAGCATATAATTTACTTGTTCCCTACGGCAAAGTTTATGGCATTACGCATATTGATTACGAAACATTGCCTGAAGTCAATCAAGCAACCTTAATGATTGCAATCGATATTTGGCAGGCACGTCAAGCGTCAAATGCTGGCGGCGTTTCACCTGATTTTCAACCATCACCATATCGCATGGGTAATACGCTCATGGCTCGCGTTCGAGGCTTGCTTGCGGATCATCTAGCACCGGGCGGTCTAGTAGGGTGAGCGCAATAACAACCTTACGGGGAACAATCGCGACTGCACTAGCTGATAATGCGGTGTGGCAGGTGTTTTCCTTCCCACCTGCTACACCCCTTGCTAACAGCATTGTCGTTCAACCCGGTGATCCGTACATTGAGCCAAGCAATGACCATTACAAAACGGTTAAGCCAAAAGCCAATTTCAAACTTGTTGTGCTTGCACCTATGTTTGACAATCAAGGTAATTTAACAAACATTGAAGATTTTTATTTGAACATTGTGAATAAGCTCGAAGCGTCATCGCTCGCTTATACAATTGGCACGTTTAGTGCACCAGCAGTCTTGACTGGAATAGCAGGCGATCTGTTGTCCGGTGAAGTATCTATCAGCGTTCTCTCAGATTGGAGCTAATAATGGCTGAAGTAGACAAAGAGCGCGAGGCTTTTCTGATTAAAATCGGTCAAGTAGAGCCAGTCGCAAAATCAGACAAACCAACCGCTAAGAAAGATGAGGAATAGTAAATGGCTATTTTCTTAAATAACAAGGTCGGTCTAAAGATCAACTCAATCGATCTTAGCGACCATGTAACTTCATTGACTCTCAATCAGGCTTTTGATGAGCTTGAAGTGACTGCAATGGGTGACACCGCACACAAATTTGTAAAAGGCTTGGAATCAGGCACGTTGACCGTTTCATTCCTAAACGATGAAGCAGCCAGCAGCGTTCTTGCAACCCTTGCTTCAGCTTACGGAACAACTGTTGCAGCCAAAACAATCAATGATAAGGCAACCGCAATTTCAGCGACCAACGCTGTTTATACGTTTGATATTTTGGTGAACAATTTGACACCGCAAAATGGCGGAACCGGCGACATGAGCACAATGGACATCACGTTCACAATCAACTCCGCTATTACACGCGCCACAACAGGTACTTGGTAAAATAGGAGAAATGGGCAATGGCAAGTCTTAAAGTAACTAGGGCAGATGGTACGGAGTCAGTCCACGAAATTACTCCGGCTGTTGAGTATGCTTTTGAGCAATATGCTAAGAAAGGTTTTTATAAAGCCTTTCGCGAAGATCAAAAGCAATCAGATATTTATTGGCTTGCGTGGGAGTGTTTGCGTAGAGCAGATGCTCCAGATGTCAAACCGTTTGGGGACAAGTTTCTTGAAACCTTAAAGGCTGTTGAGGTTTTAGGGGACGATTCCCCAAATGGCTAACGCGCGATGCTTGGACGTACCGAATAGCACAACTATCAGTACACACGGGAATCGCGCCTACTGAGTTCATCAATATGGATCGTGATTTGCTCAAAGCGTTTCAAGAAGTCCTAAAGAAACAGGCGGAAGAACGAAAAAATGCCAGTCGTAATAGAGGGAGTCGTCGAGCTTAGGAAAGCTCTTAATAAACTCGCGCCTGACATTAAAAAGCAAATGGATCAGGAAATCCGTGATTCCTTAAAACCAATTATTAGGGATGCAAGGTCAAAAGTTCCCGGCACGGCTCCCGGCGGCCTTTACAATTGGAATGATCCGGGATATACACGCAAGTCAATCATCGGCAAAAAAGAGGGTTTTCCTTCTTACAATCAACTAATCATTCGTCGTGGATTAACGTATTCGTTAGGCACAAAACGGTTTGATTCAACGGGTTATGTTTCTTTGTTCACTTTGTTTAACAAATCACGCGTAGGCGCAATCATTGAAACAGCAGGCCGCGTTGGATCTCCGAATCCGCGAACCAAATCTAATAACCCAAACGCAGGTGAACGTTTTGTTGGAGCAATGAATGGCATCGGCGGTCTTGTTGATTATGCAGGTCGGGGTCGTAATTCGACAGGTCGCCTATTGTATGCCGCATACGCTCGCAATCAAGGTCGGGCATTGAACGCAACTTTAAAAGCAATAGAAACCGCTAAAACAACATTCTATAACCGCATACGCGTAAGTCGAGGTGAAGCTGCATAATGGCAATGACAGAATCCGACATCAAAATTATTATTGCTGCCGAACTTAAAAAGGCAGGTTTCAAAGAAGCAGAAAAAGCGACGATCAATCTCAACAAAAACTTTGAAAGGTTGCGCCGTTCCACATTTCGCACATTCACGGCTATTGCTGGAATTGCAGCCCTTAAGAAGTCTGTGCGAGCTTTTGCCGAAAATGATGCAGCAATTACCAATTTAACTAAATCGCTTGACAATCTTGGTTTTAGATTTGAAGCACCAAGCATTGTCACCTATTTAGAAAATCTTGAAAAAACTACCGCCGTCGTCAAGGAAGATTTATTTCCTGCTTTCCGCAATCTTGCCAACGCTACCTTAGACACCGCTAAAGCGCAGGAATTATTAAACGTTGCGCTTGATATATCGGCAGGTACAGGAGCTAATCTAGACTCAGTAACAACAGCCCTGACTCGCGCATACAACGGTAATTATGCATCATTGGGCAAAATCCAAAATGCTTACACAATGGCAGAACTGAAAGCAATGGGGTTCAGCGAATCCGTACGCGTATTGCAGGATCAGTTCTCAGGACAAGCATCAGCAGCAGCTAACACATACCAAGCCAAAATAACTCGATTGAATATCGCATTAGGTGATGCTGCCGAAGCTATCGGCAAAGGCGTTGTCGATGCCCTAGAAGCATTAGGCGGCGGTAATTATGATCGAGGTTTAGAGTTAATCGCTAGTGCAGGCGAAAAGATAGGCGATGCGTTTAGATTTGCGGCTACTGGTGTCGCTTATTTTCAGCGTTTTTGGAAACAAGGTTTGTTCTCATCTAAGGATCAACTTGCTGAGTTTCGCCGTGACATGGATGCCATGTTTAGAGAAGATCCTGCCAAAGCTCGTACACAATTACGGGAACGCGCCAAGTACCTAGCCACAGAAGCTAGACAAACCGAGAAGATACGTAAAGAACGCGCAGCCGCAGCTAAATTGGCTGAGAAGGAAAAAAAGAATCAGATTGCTTTGACTAAGGCTAAAGCAATGTTTGACCTTGAAAAAATACAAATTGAAGCTGCACTCAAAGGTAAGATAACAGAAGAAGAACGCACACGCTTGCTTCTTATGAAAGCCATTGTTGAAGAAAACGGGACGGAAGCAGAACGGCTAACTGAGAAGTTACAACAAATTCAAGCCGATACAATGAAACTGGCAGACAGTTTAACTTCGCTTAAAGCAGGTGATCCATTTAGCGAATGGGACGGGTATTTTGCTAACGCAAAGAAATTGATTGTAGATTTGTTTGATCAGTTCAAGGCTCAACAGGCTTTACTAGATAACTTGACTAAATCAATCAAAGATAGCCGTGAAGCAGCCAACGCCAATGTTCTGGAAGCAAAAACTGATAAAGCAACCGCGTATGCTGAAGCGGCTAAGGCTTCTGGCAATTTTGCTGCGTTGGCTACACAGGATGCGGCAACTG